GCACTAATCTAATCAAAGAATTGCGCGGTTACATTTGGGACACGGATAAAACAGGAGCCAGATTGAACAAGCCTATTGACTTTAATAACCATAGCATTGACGGGTTACGTTACCACGAAATGGAAGTGTTGGGAGTTAACCCTCATTATGGTCAGTATTTTATTCATTAATTTACACAAATGACAGATGACCTCCCGTTAATGGTGCGCATAGTTGAGAAATTCATCTATGAAAAGAAAGGTATTCGCATAAAAATAGTGTTTGATGACCCTATGAAAATACGAATACACACAAAAATGTTAGGTCAAGCTTTCGATATTGCCTTAGCTTACTACAATTATCAAATATAAAGTTATATAAATATGAAAACGGAAATAGTAATTCCAACAACGCTTAGTGAAATTCCATTAATGAACTATCAAAAGTTTATAAAACTTGTTGAAGGTTCAAACGATGAAGAGTTAATAGCACAAAAGTCTATTGAAATTTTCTGCGGTTTAAATATGCAAGAAGTACTGAAAATAAAATGGAGCGATGTTGTTGGGCTGGCTAATCATTTTAATGAGTTATTCCAAAAAAAGACGGAATTCAAAACAAGGTTTAAAATAAAAGAAATGGAATTTGGTTTCATTCCTAACTTAGAAGAAATGAGCTTTGGGGAGTACGTAGACTTAGACCACAATATAGGCAAGGTTGAAACATTCCATAAAGCAATGGCAGTTCTTTACAGGCCGATAACCAAAAAGACGAAAGACACTCACGAAATAATGCCTTATTCAGGGACAGATGAATTCTCGGAGTTGATGAAATACGCTCCTTTGGATATTGCAATGGCTGCTTCGGTTTTTTTTTATCATTTAGGAAACGACTTAGTTCAAGTTTCTCTTACCTCTTTGGAGCAGGAGATGACGAAGAACAAGGAGCTCAAAACGACTATTCAGAACGGGCTCAGTTCAATAAACAGTGGGGATGGTATAATTCAATCTATGCACTCGCTAAAGGAGACGTTACAAAGTTTGATGAAGTTACCAAATTGGGAATACGGAAGTGCCTTACCTACCTTACTTACGAGCGACAAAGAACTGAAATAGAGAATAACGAATTAAAAAGAAAATTTAAAAATGGGTAACTATTATAATTTATTAGACACTTTAAAAGGACACTTCGATAATGATGCGTTTATAAACACAATTACGGAAGGTGACATCTTCGCAGTTGACTTGTCTAAGCAAACAATTTTCCCTTTGGCGCATATTATTGTTAATTCGAGTTCAATTGAAAATAACATAATTCGTTTTAATGTATCTATTCTTTGTATGGATATCGTTGACATATCAAAAGACGAAGACACAAACACGTTTATAGGAAACAACAACGAACAAGATGTATTAAATACAATGTTTGCAGTTCAAAATAGGCTTTACGAAAGCTTAAGACGTGGGGAGTTGTTTAGCGATAATTTCATGGTAGACGGTAACGCAAGTTGCGAACCATTTGCTGAAAGGTTCGAAAACTATTTAGCAGGTTGGACGATGACCTTAGACATTTTAGTTCCTAACTCAATGACTATCTGCTAATGAGTGAAACACTAAAAGCCTTAGAAAAATTCCGTGACGAAGTTGTTAATGGAGCAAGGGCAGAACTTAAACGCCAAAATAAAGACAGCTCGGGTAAGTTATCCAACTCAATACAAGGCGAAGTAAAAGAGTTTAAAAACTCAATAGGCATTTATTTTGAAATGGAGCCTTATGGAAACTTTCAGGATAAAGGTGTTTCTGGTAAGTTTAAAAAATACAATACTGAATACAGCTATAAAAGTAAAATGCCACCCCCGAGCAAATTGGATAAGTGGATAGTTCGAAAAGGCATAGCACCAAGAAACGCACAGGGTAAATTTCAAACAAGGAAAGGTTTACAATTTGCAATCGCTAAAAACATATTTAAGTTTGGAATCAAACCGAGCTTATTTTTTACTAAGCCATTTGAGAAAGCATTTAAGAAGTTGCCTGATGTGTTAATAGATAAATACGGATTAGATGCAGAAACTGAATTGAATTCAATATTAAATCAAAACTTAAAAAATATAAAATGAGTATTTTTGCACGTTCACCTTATATAGTAACAATAGCCGAAAGTGGCCAAGAGGGTTCAAAGATTGAATTAAGAATTTGGAACGGTACGGGTTCAGCGCCAACTAACCCGACTTATGTTTTAGATAAATTAATACCCGCTTCAAACAACGTAAACACGTACTATAATATTTCACCTTACATTCGTGAATATATTAGTTGGAATGTACGTCAAGAAATTTACAACACAACCCCAGCTTCCGAAACATCACAATGGTGTAACGTAGAAATAAAACGCTACAAATTAGATTCAGGAACTTACACGTTATTAAACACGGTAACGGAAAAAGCATTTGACGGGTTCGGGTATTACGAGCAAGGTTATAACTATTCTTTAAGCGATGTGGTTTTACACGATGAGGGAACGTTTGATTATGCTTATGACTCAAGTATTAACCCAAGTACAAATAACGCGTACAGAGGCGGTCATATTATGTTAGAACGTCAAGTAAATTGGGATGCTAAATATACTAATTTAAGAACTGGGGCAACTTTAACGGTTACACTTACAGGAACAAACGCAATGCGTGACGTTTATAGAATTCATCCTAATTATTATGCAGACGGAAACAAGTTAGAAATTATAGGAACATTAAGCGCGATTAAATGGACGGGTATTTTTAAACCTAATTTAAATTGTCGTTATGAGCCTGTTTTATGCGACTTTGTAAATAAGTATGGCGCATGGCAAAGGACTTGGTTTTATGCTGCTTCAAATAACACGCTAAGCGTTGAAAACACGAAATACAATTTAATGCAATCGACTTTTCCAAACTACAATACTTTGGAAGGTCAAACAAAGAGCTTTAACACAAACGGCAAGAACTCAATTAAGGTAAACACGGATTGGGTAGATGAAAGCTATAACGATCTACTCAAACAACTTATGCTAAGCGAAAGGATATTAATCAATAGTTTACCTGCTATTTTAAAAACACAAAGCACTGAATTATTCAAAAACATAAACCAAAAAACGATTAACTATCAATTAGAGTTTGATTTTGCTTACAACACAATTAACAACGTAATATGAAACGGATAGTAGGGTTATTTGTAGAAGGTGTTCAAGTAGAATTATTTAACGATGAACAAATAAGTGTAAACTCCAGCGTTCAGAATATTTCGGATATTTCAAAAGTGTTTACCGACTTTTCGCAAAGTTTCACGGTTCCAGCTTCACCTCATAATAATAACATATTTCAATATTTTTATGAGTCCGACCTTGAGCAAACAATAGACCAAAATTTAAGGCGGAATGCTTTTATTGAAATAGACCTTACTTTTTTTAGACGTGGTAAAATACAGTTAGAAAAGTCAAACGTAAAGAACGGACAAGTTGATAGTTACACGGTTACTTTTTACGGTGATGTGTTAGCTTTAAAAGATAAGTTCGGAGAGGATAAACTAAACAATTTAGATTTAAGTAGCTTAGAGTTTTTATTTAATGGTACTGAAATTTACGACCGTATTACGGACTTAGCAACTGATTACGATGTTCGCTACCCATTAATAGCAAGTACGCGACAATGGACGTATAATGTTGGTCCTGAAAATATTTGTTCTACTTCAAAAGCTATTCAGTACGATGAGTTGTTTCCAGCAATTAAAGTAAGTAAGCTATTCGAAGCTATCGAGAACGATTACGGGGTTACTTTTCAGGGTACGTTTTTAAGTGACCCGAGGTTTAACCAAGCTTTTTTATGGGGCAAAAACACGAATGAATACACGTGGGTAAGTGAAGCTGAATTATTAGACATAGTAAGTTATCCAGCAGCAGCAGCAAATATATTTGATTTTGTAACGGATACAGTAAATGTAAACTATACAACAAGTTTAGGGGGTTTATCTTTTAACGCTTCCTCTGCAACTCATATTGTTAATG